TCTCGTTAGCATAGATAGCACCGTCTACAGCAGCTTTACATTCACCTTCCCAAATATTCTTGTAGTCAGGATTGTGAGCTAAACTATGTAAGCGTTCTTCTTCTAGTACGTTAGGAAACCAAGGATTGTCACTATAGTTAATCTTTACCACCATAGCATTGTCAGGTGGGTTTACTACAAAGCGTTGGTAAGTATCGTCAGTATCTACATCAGGGTTAAAGCTAACCCATATCTCTGAGCCTTCTTTACGGATGGTAGGAATAAGAATATCCCATGAGCGTTTAGATACACTCTGACCTTCTTCTACCCAAACGATTGATACACCCTCGAAAGATTTTATAGACTCTACTGTGTTAGTCGCTAGACCAGCAAAGCTAATCTGTGTTCCATTCTGTCCACGTATCTCAGCTTCTAATATCTCATAGAATGAACCCAAGCCTAATGCTTGTATTTGGTCAGACAATAGCTGATGTACTGATTGCTTGATAGACTTTTGAACTTCACGAGCGCATAGAATACGTAAAGGCTTGTGTGCGCCTAATGTAATTAATGCTCTTGCAAAGCCCCACGACTTACCTGAGCCTCGACCACCATACGCTACTTTGTAACGATGTGGTTCAAATAAGAACTCTAGCTTATCAGGAAACTTTATTGTCGGTTGTTGGTTTAACGAATTCAATTGGAAGCCCTAATGGTAATGGAGAACCGTCAACACCTGATATTTCAGTACGTGCAATAGCTTTGCCTTCTGTACGGTCAAAGACTTCTTTAATAGCAGATATGTCGCCTTCCTCTGCTTTAGTTACTAATGCCTCTGCAATCATACGCGCTCTGTGTCCATCTTGTTGAATTAACACACGATTCAGAGTTTCTGATAGTAACCTATTGCTTTTACTAGAATAAGTGTTGCCTTTGTTTACTTCTGCTGCCTTCTCTCTTGCTGCAGCTAATTGTTCTTCATTATACATTTCATTATGACTCCTAGCGGTTGGTCATTGCCCTATTTGTTATTCTTCAGAAGTTGCTGCTCTTGCTCCAGCAAAGAAAGGATTGTTATTTAATCCATTAGGTAAATTCATTTGACTGAATACACCAGCGAAAGGATAAGGATTATAACCACTATATTGTTGGCTTGTTGGAATTACACTATTCATTGGATTGCTAGTGTATTGTGATTTTGTATATCCGTACATTGGCATATTAGTAGGTGCTTGTGACATATCTGTCATGCCTTGACCTAAGAAGCGACCTGCGCCCATCATATTGTTTGTAGGGATAGTACCTTGTTGCATACCCAAGAATGGGTTTTGGTTCATATATGGGAATAGTTCAGCAAGTGTAGGTACTCCTACGTTCTGTGATGCTTGATTAGCACGTGCAACCATTTGTGAGACCATTGGTCCAGTAATGGCAGGATATACCGGCACTCTAACCTTTTTGCTTTTACCACCACCCATAATATAATCCCCTATAAATTACTTGTGTAATTATCCCCTGTTAAAGGATAAATCATTCTGTGGTATGTTTCCCACCAGTCAGGGGAGTACATACAATCTTTATAATCTTTAAAGCATGGCGTACCAAGCGTAAAATGCAATAGCTTAGGGTCAGGGATGTATTCTTGCTCATCCACTAACCAGTTCCATTCTTTAGGTAAGTCACCAATGAATCTATCTTCAAGCCAGCTAAACCGATGAAGGTATGAGCCAGTAGATTCCATCACCAATTCAGGTGTGAGCTTCTTGTTTTGCCAATGATGGCAATTCCATAAGATGACAGATGACCAGTTCTTTCTAGGGTAATCGTCATTTTTAGCACCGAGATATTTAGTCTTGTGCTTTGTCTTGTAGTCGTGCTTAACTACCCATACAGCCTTTTCAGGTTCTTGTTCAGGATATTTAAGTAACTCTGCTACATCGCTTGTACATATTTGGTCACCATCAAAGAACACAGCAGTACCCTTGTAATCACATAAAGAAGGGACTAGAAATCGTGAGTAGATAAAAGCATTACTGCCATCTACGTGCTTTTCCTCATAGCCCTTGAGCGTACTTAACGCTAATGGTGTGAATGAAACTGGAATACTGCTGTGTTCGATTACGGATTGACAGAAAGCGTGATAAGCAACAGGCTCTACTTTTCCGTCATATCCTACAAAGATATGTAACATTATTTTTTCTTTTTGTTTTTGCTTTCACTAATTGCAATTGCAATAGCTTGCTTTGGATTAGTTACTACTTTACCACCTTTGCCTGAGTGTAATGTACCTTCTTTGTACTCACCCATTACTTTACCAATTTTCTTTTGTGCTTTAGTGGGCTTCTTCATAGTAATCCTTAAACGAAAAAAAAGACCCACCTAAGTGAGTCTGAACCGGAGATAGGTAAATACGATTTTTAGACGCAACTTTCCTACTTGGTTCACATAATATCAGAATTGAACTTGACACGCAATGAATGGTCTAAGATATAATGTCAATTTAACATAAATGAGATTATTATGAGCAAATATAATTGGTCTGAAGAATGTCATAAAATATATGAGCTATCTGTACAAGGTAAAACTTTACAAGAGATTGGAAACATATATGGAGTCACCAGAGAATATATTAGACAGATTATAAATAAATACTATCCATCGCTCACAAAAGAATTAAGAGGTAAAATGCTTGATGCTTCATTAAATCGTGAGAAAGTAATTAAAGATAGATTTGAAAGAACAGGCAGATATACTGGTCAGCATTTAGATGATTTAAGCAGAGCTATGGCTGCTTGCTTTACGAGAAAAAAGCAAAATGTAAAATCTACCAAATGGACTTGGGATATTACATATCATGATATTGAATGGAATACAGTATGTCCTGTACTTGGCTTGGATTTAGATTGGTTTGCAGAAAAAAGGCAAGAAAATAGCCCTTCTTTTGATAGGATTAATCCAAAGCTAGGGTATGTTAAAGGAAATGTACAAATTATTAGTGCTAGAGCTAATAGAATTAAAAATGATGGATTAGCAGAAGAACATAGACTTATTGCTGATTACATGGACAAGCATTTAATATAAATGTTTTTCAGTTAGTTTTACTTGTAAGTTATCTAAAGCTAAATCATAGTTTAGTTCTAACTGTGTATCTGTCATTTTAGAACGCTGTCCTAAATATACAAAGTAAATAGCATCTCTTTGTAGTTTAGGCAGGTCGTCTATCACTTGGTCTACTGTACGTGCAGAGTTAATATCTATTTCATCGTGCATATCATCAAAAGATGTAACTCCTGATGACAAAAATCCTGCTGCCTTGCTTGGATAGCCTAGCTTGGTAGTGTTACCTTTCATGTAATCACGCCATATATCTAGGTAGTAAAGAACCTTACCGCTCTCCATCTATCTCTCCCATAGATTCGTACACATCAAGTAGCTTATCATTTGCACATATCACAACTTTACACATTCCACCTTTAACAACATTGCGCCTAACGCAAATTATACTGTCTACCTGTTCGTCATCTAGCCATATACCAGCATGAGTACAAGCATCGAGTAGGCTCTTAATCCTATTATCTATGTCATATTTGCGTTTAGTTGGTGCGTACAAAGCAATATAGATTGCGATTCTACCTGAAATCTTAGCTTTTGTGCGTACAGCTTCTTCTTGGACAAGTCTACGAAACTCGTGTGCTTCTTTCTTTAGGTATTTGCGTTTACCAGCATAACCCCACATATGATTAACTGTCGGTGGAAAAGGAAGAGTAAGATTTATAATGTTATTATTATTCATCTGATTCCTTAATTACTTTACCTTCAATTATTTTATAGTTTCTATAACAATTTGGTGGTAAATCATGTGGAATTTTAAATTTAACGTGCTCTCTCCATGATGTAAAAAAACCTAAACTATAAAGTAATCCAACATAAGCACATAGCAATATTAAAGTAAAAATTATTATCATTTAACCACCAGCATATCATTCTCAATCATATATCTGATTGTTAGTCTATGGGCTAGTTCCCATATCTCTCTACGTTCTTCTTTAGTCAAGTCTTTACCATTATCTAACTGTGTATGGCATGAGTGACACATAGAAGCCACCATAGCATCACTAGCCTTGATACCTGTACCTTTGCCATCACGTTGTTGGTTAGAGTGTGCAGCACATACAGTACCATCTACACGACCACATACTTGACATGGTAATTCACGACATAGTTCTAGTAATTTTTTGTTACGGTAAATCATAGATTACCCCATTGGTCTGCCATAGCATCAGCAATACCTTGAAATGTTTTATTACGCATCTTCTCACGTTCTTTTGGCGGAAGGCATGAACTATCATAATACCATTGCGACATACGCTTGCCACTTTTAGCAACCCATACATCACCTTTATCTACAATATTAGTAGGCTTTAGTAAAGGCAATCCTTTTAACCATAAACAAGTTTTCTTTGTGCAACTGTGACCATATTCGTATGGCTCAATGATTTGATTTGGCTTTTGATATATCGTACTCATAATGCCAACAGGATTTTCTACAGCAATTCTAGGTATTGGTGCATTAATCATTTGCATAAACAAATCTATACCTTGTTGTTGTCTACCATCTTTACGTTTTTGTTCAAAGTGTCTAGCCCCACTAACAGCAAGATGTGTGCATGGTGGGTGAGCAATCATTAAGTCCCAACCATCAGCTAATATATCCATTACATCACCTTGATAATGATTACCAGGTGTATCTGTAGGTTCTAAATCACATGACCAAGCATCATGTCCAAGTTTAGCAAACGCTTCTCTTACAGTTCCACTAAATTCACACGCAATTAAGACTCTCATATTAATCCTGTAAGTAAACACCACGTTCAGCACAGAACTTTTCTACTTCATTCATAAAAGTATTAAGTTCCTCTACACTTAGTTCAGCAGTAGATTTTAACGCATAGATAATGCCATTAGCACCTTCATACTCATTATAACCTAGCCATCTATCCTTGCACATTACCTTCCACCATTGGTGAGGATGGTATAGTCCGTCTTTACCTTTAAAACTTTCAGACATCAGCATGAATAGTTTATGTAGTCTAGCGTTTTGGGGTAATGACCGTTTTTGACTTTGACCGCACGTAGGACATTTTTTCTGCTGGCACATAAGGTGTTATCTCTCTGTACTGTGTATCTTCATATTTTTGTAGCCATCCTTTGCTTTTGTACACTTCACCGTCTTTAACAGCTTTAAACTCAGCATTAGGACTCCATTCTTTAATAGCTTTTACAAAGTCATTAATGGTCATGTGTTCTTTTCCTTTAATGCTTGTTCAATAGCACGGGCAAATTTAATCAAATCGCTTTCTTGAATTGTGTAACTATATTTAATCTGTGGCGGATTACTCATTAAGTTTTCTGTGTGCCTTTGAAACCTAATGCCAAATAATTGACCAAGCAAATGCTCATCCGTTAATCCTTGCCATGCGGACGCTCTTAACGAGCTTGCCTCGTTTTGATTAGGGTGGGTGTAGAGTGGGATAGGCTTTTGTATGGCTGTTGTTTGTTTCGTGAAAAACCTATTGTTATCGTTTGGCACATATTCACCATTTCCATAAACATCAAATACAATCCAAGCCACAGGCTCTTGCGCTGGTTGTTTAAGGTCGCAATTTGCGATGTTAAGTGCTTCTTTGCAAGCGTTGATTGCTTCAAAATAATCGCCACTTCTACTATATTCAGACAACGACATTTGTTCTGCACTTTCCAACGCTTCAATCGCCATCTTTAATGCTTCGTCTTTAGTCATAAATCACCTCTCCGCAATCCGAACATAAATAAATACGCCTAGTAAATATCCAAAACTTTATGTTTCCATACCAACCATTTTTATGCTGGCATTTTCTATGTGCTGTAGATGTGCTTGTTTGCTTAGTCATAGTAACGCTTCTCCAAATTTATCCATCATCTCGTCAAAAGTCAGCTTAGGCTCAACAACCTCAACTGCACCCTCTGCAGGATAGTCAAAGTATCTAACAGGCTGACCTTCATCGTCTAGCAGTACCCACACTATTGTATTGTCTCGCTCATTGTTTCATAGTCCATTATCTGAAAATATAAGTCATCTTCAAAAGAACAGTTACCAAAGAAAGCATCAAACTTATATGAGTTCTCAAACGTCATTAAACATATAAACTGAGCATCGTCATCTTCACTATCGTACACTTCAACTAATATCATATTATCTTCCTGGGCTAAATGGTGTCATTACAGGTGGTTGACCTGGGCTGACAGGTGGTATGTAAACAGGTGGTGCAACAGGAACAGGAATGTAAACAGGAGGTGCTGGACAGTTCCATCCATCTTGATATGAACAAGCCTGTGCGTTAAAAGATAATGCTAACAATGCTAATAATATTAATCTCATGAGATACTCCTATAAAATTCAGGTTCGTTAATGTAAGTAGCTTTATTGTAATCATACAACAACTGTGCAACACCAGGATGACCTGTGCTGTTAAAACGTACCTTCTGTATGTGAACCTGTGTTTCTTGTGGTGCGTTCATTACGTCACGCCATATCGTGATACAGTTATCTGCTTTGTTGTAAAAGTGAGCAGAGCCAGCAACATCGTATGGGCGAGGTACAGGATAGTTACCATCTTTATCTTTAGCCATTTTAGTAGGATGTGCTACTAAAAACAAATGACATCTAAATTCACGTGCAGCTCTACGTAGCTCTGTAAGCACACGGCTAATGTATTCTGTTTCTGTTAGCCCTGCTGGTCTGTAATGGTCCATCTCATTCCAAGGGTCAATCACCATAGCTCTAGGCTGTGTAATAGACATATCCAACCAAGGTAACGCTTCATCAATAATGTTAATTGGTGTAAAGGCTGTTTCTTCAGGCTTAATAAAAGCAAAGTTCTTATTCATTCTGTCTATAGAAGCAAGCATCTCATCATGTGACATACGATGTGAACCAAAGAATGGTTTACCTGCGTACTTCTCTATGATTTTTTTAGCGTGCATCTCTAGGGGATGATTTTCAGGAGAAAACATAGCGATGCGATAATTATGATTAAGTGCCAAATTAACGCAAAGAGCGTCCAGCCATTCCGATTTCCCATGCGAAGGCATGCCAGTAATAACAGTAAATTCACCGTGTTTAACAGTAAAAAACTCATCCACATTGCTCCATCCAGTAGTATGTCCACGTGCAACTCCCGTTTCGTAAAGGTTTTCAATATCGTTTATAAGGCTTTTAGGATTGATAATCATATTAATACGCCAATACTAGTTTTTTAGGTTTAATAATCTCATTCTTTACCCATTCAGCCTCAAAACTAACCCATGATTTCTCACAGCATCTAGTAATAGCTTGCTCAACAGTCCATCCTGCCTTGGCTGCTTCACGCTCAATAGATTTGAATACTCGCTCGGTAACATCTCCAGCTTTCTTCTTCCTTCTAACAGACATCCATTCATCTAATAATTCTTTAGGTATTGGAGGGTTATATTTTGCCTCTCTCTCTGTCTCTCTCTCTGTCTCTGGGATAGCATCTTGCAAGCTAACTGCTAGCATTGTGCTAGCGTCAAGAAAGAATCCATTAGCAATCAATGGTTTAAGTCCTTCTGTTAATTCTTTTTGAGAAATTCTGAGACGAAACTCTAACTCATCTAAATCAGCATCAAAAACACCTTCAACTGATTCTGACGCAAGTAACCACAAAAGAGGTGCTAGTGCCTTGCTAGCAAGTGGCAAGCGCATATACTCTTTGTCTATTAGTAAATCTCTGTGTAATTTAATCCAGGGAGGATTTCGGTCTTTATAATGCTGGAACTTAACCCAGTTTTTAGGTATTAATTTCATATAAACTCCATCTGTTTATCCATGATATTTGAAAGAGGGCAGGGCAATCATGGGAATTGCCTTTTCGGTCTGCATAACCTAGCCTTTGTAAAACTATATCACATCTAAATAATTTTATCCAATACTTAATAGCTATATAAAACGCAATCTATATAACATAAATAAAACTTATTAATCTTTGTTGTTTAATTTAAAAATAAATGTTGACACAAGTTTCAAAGTCGATACAATGAACACATCAACAACAGGAGAGCAACATGGATAACTTAACAATCGTAGTATTAGGTCTTGCAGTATTCATTATAGTTTTATTAGTTGCTGAAGTATTAGCTAAATTTTTTGATTGGAAATAATCATGGCATCTTTAGACACAACAATAAACGGCATTGACTTAACAGTTTACTACACTTGTGACTTTGAGCGTGACCCATACGGCACAGGTGATAGTCCTGATGTGTATAACATTGACATTACAGAAATAGAAGTAGCTGACAGTACAGTTAATATTATGAGCTTGCTACCTGATAGTGTTATTAGTGATATTGAAGATGAGATTCTTGACTTGGAGGCTAACTAATATGTGTCAAGCTATGTATGAATACCAAGTAACTCGTGAGGAGTATGAGGATTATGATGAAGATGAAATCGTATGTATATATTGTGGTGAACCTAAAGGCGACAGTATTGGGTGCTGTGGTGAAAACCATTGGACTACTGCAAAAGAGATGTTATAATATCAAACTTGAAACAAAGAAAGGTGAGTATGAAAGAGCAATTAATGATAAGTGTAGACGAAGCAGCAGAGCTTTTAAACGTCACACCTGCTTGGGTCAGACGACTATGTGCAAACAAACGAATCAATGCTGTACGAGTAGGCAATCAATGGATTGTAATGGACTTTAATGGTTACGAAAGGATAAGAAAATGATCACTACATTAGTAGTAAACGGATTAGAACTAACAGTAGAGTACGACCTAGATATTAGTGCTGTTTACTTTGGGGATTTAGAATCAGAGTACGTAGAAATTGAAATTAAAAAGGTAGTATGGATGGGTAACGATGTACTACCTCTTATTACTGCACTAGAAGATACAGAAGCACTTAAATTAATTATTCGTGATAGATTTGAGGACATAGAATGATATTTTTATCAATTTTATATTTTGTATTCGGATTTATAGTTATATCTTTAATTCATCGTTATTACAATGAAATGGAACCATTTGAGTTTTTACTATTTACTTTTATGTGGCCTATTGTATGTGCAATGATTATTTTAATTACTTTGTCTGAAATATTTAGAGGTTATTTAGAATGGATGCAAAAATGAATTTATATACAAAACTAATGCAAGCTAGACTAAAGCTACAAAGTACAGCTTTAAACAAGTCAGGTCACAATAAGTTTGCAGGTTACAAATACTTTGAACTAGGGGACTTCTTGCCTACAATTCAAAACATATTTAACGAACTAGGCTTATGTGGTGTGGTTTCATACACACAAGAACTTGCAACACTAACAATTACAGATGGTACAGATAACATTGTGATTACTAGCCCTATGGGTTCAGCAGCGTTAAAAGGTTGCCATGAGGTACAAAACATCGGTGCAGTAGAAACATACCAAAGACGTTACTTATGGGTAACAGCAATGGAGATTGTTGAGCATGATGTGTTAGATGCAGTAACAGGTACGGATAGTGGTACACCTGTAAAAAAGCCTGAGTCTGTAACTCCGTTGGCTGGTGCATTAGATGGATTTACAGCGCAAGAGGTAGAGTTGTTACACGGACTAGCAGAGGAGATTACCTTCTTTGTTAAGAACGATGATGTAGCACAAGCAAAAGAAGTAGCAGGTAGTTTGACCAATGAGGAAAAGACTGCGTTATGGTCTTTATTAGATAGTAAGACACGTTCAACATTTAAGAAAGGTTAGAAAATGGCACAATACGAACAACGAGATAACTCTGGTAGTTTATTTAAGAACAACCGAAAAGAAAAGGAAAATCACCCTGACTACACCGGTAACTGCATGGTTAATGGTAAAGAGATGCGTATGTCAGCATGGTTAAAAGAAGGCAAGTCAGGTAAGTTCTTTAGCTTTGCATTTAGTGAGCCATACGTTAAAGAAGCAGGTGAGCCAGCTAAAGCTAATGGTTATGTAGCGGATGCGTTTGAGGATGATATTCCGTTCTAAGGTTATGGGCGAAAGCGGATGCTGATTTATTTCTCTTGAGATAGTTTCTCTATGACAGATAAATAGTGCAGCGAGTAGCCCACCCAGTTATGGGGGAAAGCATTATTAGTCGTCAGACCTCAATATCTTGTGATTATTTTATTGAACCTGCAAGTACCCCACCAATTAAGGAGATAGTTATGGAATTTAAAACATCAAAGAAATGTTATTTACAGTCGATTATTGCAGTACGTAGACGTATCAAAATACTTGAGTTGCTAAAAGATAAAATCTTAACAACAAAACAGATTACAACAGAACTAGACGAGAAAGCAGCACGTATCATTGAGGATATGCAACGCTTAAAGCATGGTGGATATGTTGTTGCAGACCATAAAGGTAACTGCCCATTAGGTAAGAAGCAGTCATTATTCTATAAAAAGACTAAAAAGAAATACTATGGTTACGAGTTTATTGCTTCTATTGAGATGAACGCTGACTTAGAAACTGCGTTAAAAGAATACAAAACTCAAATTAAGATTAACATTAACAATGATAAGCCAGGTAAAGATGTGTACATTAAAGTAGAAGGCAATCCTAACGCTACTATTGTGATGAACTCTAATAGACCTGCTGGGTTCTATGCTTACCAAAAACCTAAACCACAAGTTAATAGAGGTATTGGTAGTACATTCTCTTTATATGATGGAGCTACACTATGAAACACAAATGGTATAACGAAATTGTGGCTTGGGCATCTGGTGAAAAGATTGAAGTTTATTATGAAAGTCAGCAGGATTGGTGTCCAGTACCTAGTAATCCTACTTGGGATGATGAATATGAATACCGCATTAAACCACAGCCTAAAGAGCCACAGTATTTGTATGTGTATAAAGACTATGGAGAAACATATTTATCATTAGATAAAATTGCAGAACCTGCTAAAGGTATTACATACATAGGAAAAATTAAACTAGAGGAGTAATCATGGAAATTATCAAACAGATTTTAGTTAAACAAACGTATGACGAAAGATTGAAATATGACGAATATCTACGAAAAGTTGAAGAAGTTAAGTTTGAGATGGCAGAGCGTTATAGATTGCATCCTAACAACTTTATTACAAAGGAAAACAGGAATGACGATTTTAGAGATTGTAACGTGCCTCTTTATCTGTGCAGGAATCGTTCGGCATTGGTAAATATTGATGGTTGGGAAACATGGGGTGATGAGAAAAGACAAACCATTATCTCGCAAAATGGCAATAATGGAGAACACTACTATGGCGAACTATAGCGACAAACACTACATTCTGCTTGCTGAGACCATTAAACGATACTTAAAAGGTGCTGGTGATAACATTACATTGGTAGAGCTAGGTAAAGCGATTAACATGATTGTAGAGATGGTTGAGCGTGAGTCTATGAGAGATATGCGTGAGGAACATAACAAGTGAATTTAATTATTGAGTACGTCTTATGTTACAGTACAGCGTTCTTTCTAGGATTTGCTACAGCATTACTAATGGTAGGAGTTTATAAATGGGTGACAAATTTTTAATAGCTTGCTGTATAGCTAGTTTTATAGGTGGTATTTGTGGAGCTATGATTGTTTATGATTTAGCACAGCATCACGAATGTACAGTTGAATTTGAGCATGGTAAAGAAGTCCATGTTGTTATAGGGAGTAGATAATGGGAAGTGGAGCAGATAAAGATTGGAATGATTTAGGATTGTGGCAAGAAAGCAATGCTTTATCAAAACAAGAAGGTGGAAGTCATTATAAAGATATGCTGATACAGCCAGTTGAGTTTATTGTAAAGAATAACTTGGCTTTTTTAGAGGCAAACGTGATTAAATATGTTTGCAGACATAGAAACAAAAACGGCATTGAGGACTTAAACAAGGCTATTCATTATTTAGAATTAGCTAAAGAACTTTATTATGGTGATTACGATAGGAATAAATGATGAAAGCATTTCCAGGAACACCTACGTTTGACCAAGATGCTAATAGAACTGTATGGCAAGAAGGTATGGATTTAAGAGATTACTTTGCAGCTAAAGCTATGCAAGCGTTAGTAACTCAACAAGATTGGTTTAATGGTGACTGGCATTTAGAAGCTGGTGCTGCTTACGAAATTGCAGATAAGATGATGGAGGCAAGAAATGGCAATTAACGATATTACAGGTGACAATTTAATCAGCAGAACGCTGAGTAAAGAAGGTGAAGAACAGTTTGATAAGATATTTGGGAAAAAGAAAACTAACGGAGGTTGGACTCCTCCTCCCATAGACCCTGGTGCAGTATATGAGAAAGAGGAGTTGTTAAACAAACAACTAGAAGGTGACTAGCGGTTGTTTACGTACATTGTTACTTCAAAGCCAAAACGCATTTCTGTAGCTGCTGGTTTAGTCCACATGGTATTTCTCCTAATTAGTTAGCTCTTTATTGAGCATGACTAATAGTATCAGAAAAGCAAAAAATGCGAATCTGTAGGATTATTAATTAACAATAAGGATTATCATGAAATTATTTACTAAAAAATCAAACTTACAAAAAAATACATGGCAAGAATTAACTGATGAAGAAATAAGAGAAATAGATGATGTAACTCTTGGTGATTACTATGTTGAAAAACAAGCAATTGAATTTGCAAGAGCTATTGAAAAAAAATTAAAAGATAAAAATAATTTATTTTAATAATTTTTCAGGATTAAATATCTGATAAACAGTTCCTTCATTATCTTTTAACTTTAATCCGTCATAACCCATATTTAAAAGCTCGTCAGTAGAATATTTGTCAGTTTCTTCCCAACCGCCAAGTTTTAATTTGTCATTTAATTTACGTTTTACAATTGCACCTTGACCTGTAGCACCAACTTCACCAATTTTAGGATTGGTTGTAAACCATATTGTACCATCTGCTGATTTATTTACATCAAATCCTGACTTTTCAATTGCTTTAGCAGCTTCAGGTGTTGTTCCATGATATAAATATTCAGGAATATTTTTTGAAATGTTTTTAACAGTTCCACCAAGAGAAGGAACAAAAGGCAATAACCCAACTGCATTTAATGCAGCAGA